GCAGAAGAGGCCTCGAAGTACTTCAATACTTCTAATGTACTACCCCTCTGCTCTGTTAAAAATATTTCACAAAAACACAGAGTGGCTAAGTACTTCGAGACCGTCTGACTCTTAAATGTGTGACCTGGTATACCTAGAGACGAAATCCCTAGGATTAACCCAGACCAACACAAGTGTGTCAATTCGTCTCACGTGTTGCTACACACGCACTATCCGGCCACCGGATAGATTTCTTCATGCTGCCTATCGTACAAGCATGAAGCATCAAAACGATCCTCATTAGCAGGTAGGACCGTTAAAAAGCCGTAAAAACAATCCTCATTAGATAGGTAGGATTGCCAAAAGCCCAAAAAGATAATCCTCATTAGCAGGTAGGATTACCAAAAGCCGTAAAAATGATAATCCTCATTAGATAGGTAGGATTACCAAAAGCCCAAAAAGCTCCCGCTTTACGAGAACTCACGAATCACATAGTTATACAGGATCGGAGCTCCCGTAAAAAACAATAGCGAAAAATCCTCTCCAACTGCATCCCATTGCTGGTATTCAGTACGGAAAGAATCATTCCCTACCTCCTGAGTAGTCGGGTTGTTAGTTCTACTAAATGTAGCAACAACATGACTATTAGAAGGCAGAGACTGCGCTTGCACCAAACGTGCTGCGCGAAAACGCTCAGGAGCATAAAACGGCAATTCAACCTCAACGGTATTATTAACCTCAAGGTTAGTTGCCGATGAACCAGCACCACTATTGGGCACGGCTCGAGAGGATGCCCACTTAGTCAAGCGGGCAGCTGGCGTGCCATAATCCAGATTAAGATCTGTCATAACACCATTACCAGTAGCATTATACTCTGCACGCGCAACGCTGGGGGCCGAGCTCGAACCGTTAGAAAACAAATACTTCTTACGACGAGCACCACGAACTCCATCATAGCACGGCGACCACCAAGATGAATAATCCTTCTCAACCACATTCAAAGGCGTGGTCCCATCAACGTCACTGACGTCAATGCCGTTAGGATCCCAGCCAGACTGGTAAGGTGCATCTTTGTTCAACAACTTACTGATGCGCATTATACCATTAGGCGGAGCATTGGTGAACCAATATCTAGTGAGAACATAACGCTTACACAACTCCCTAATAGTTGTGGGGGGGTCTCCATACCAAACAGCATAAGTTTGATCAGCCTCCTGATTCTCAGAAGCAATCGTCTGCAATGTATTCGACCCAGTAGGCCGATCTGTCATAGCATTCGACGGATTCTCAGTCCCATCAAGCATACCACTCTGCGAAGGCAAAGGAGTCTGCTCCGGAAAGACATGAAAATCATTGAGCTTAATGTTAGAAGGCGCTGCAAACTTAGCATCCTCGCACATAGACACAAACACATTGATGCTGATCGGCGAATCCAATGAAGGACACACCAGATCATTCAAAACATCAATTTCCAGAATCCCATTAACAAGATCCTGGGTCAAAGGCAAACGAAGAGAATCACTAAAATTAACAGTAGTGTCACTCAAAGTGCCACACTGCAACCAAGCTTGCGCTTGAGCCCACCCAACAACAATTTCGAAATCATCCTCTTCCGCAATATCAACAACACGACTATAATTGGTGTTGTATTCAACGGCGGCATCAAAATTATTAGGATCATATCGAACCAAAATCCTTCCCTTGTGAAAATCAGACTTTACAATCTGAAAACGAAACTTCACGGAACCAGTCCACCTGTCAAAACATTGAGCCAGCATGGACATAGGCGTAGGATGGATCTCCGAACTAAGAATGTCGAATAACATAGGTGTCACTCGACAATTCCACAGCAAAGTGTCAGGTCCAGCATCAGGAGACCACGTAAACTGAGTCAAATAAGACTCACGCTGCGCAATGTCCAAAATGCCCATCTGGTCAGTGCCATCAAGACCTGAAACCCGGGAATCAATAGTAATCTCCGCCTTGCTATCCAACGTAAGCTTGTGAACCGCATCACCAGCATCAACATTGGTAAGATTCCCTGTCGGATTTGGCTTAAAAAGCTGGATATCCGACACAATGGAAGGTCGCGAATAACCGAAAATTTTCGCAACCTCCCCGACCTTACCCGCAACCATCTGAGTTGCAAGGGCATATGGACGAATTAGCGGTAATTCTGACAAAACACCGGCAGCCTTAGCCACTAAAGCAGCTGGCTTCGATATAATGCCAGAACCATATTCATCACTGGCCGTTATCGAATTGCCCTTATTTTTCTGACTAAGCTGACTTTTCTTACCAGCCTGCGAAGTCAAAGGTACAATACGCGTGGGCATAGTAAGGACAACATCCTCAGCCCACAAATAAATAGTGACCGTAACTGGATCATTACCACCATTTGCGTGAAGCAAATTGCCAAACGACTTAATGGTGATCTCTCCCATGTCATTGTAATCCTTATCGGACAACGACAGGTAATTCTTATTCCAGAAAAACGGCATACACAGCTCACCTCCAGTATTTTTAGTGGGGTTCAGAAAAAAGTGAGGTTTCTGAGAAGCCTGGATTAAATCCTGGCTCAGAAAATTCCTCTGCACAGTAATCTGGTCAAAACCAGAAAGCGGATTATAACTAACGAGCGAACGTCCATAATGGAACTTCGTACCGCTAATCACCATTTTACAATGCAACTTCAAGCGAATAAGCTCAAAGTTCTTAATCTTATCCTGAACAAAAGGATTCTCAAGGAATTCCTTCCACGGATTAAACTGGTAAAATAAAGGCTGGTTAACTGGCCACGTCTGAACAGACTGCCGAATAGGACGCGAAAGAAATTCTCCCAATTGGGACTTTCCAGCTTCCACAAAATCACGGGTAACATCATCCATCCCGTGAATTTCTGTCGTCCATCCAGCATCTTGATCAGCAAAAGCAGTAATCTGCTCTGCAGCCATAGGCGCTGACTCACTTACCGTCAATCCTGGCTCACTGTTAGTGGTAGCAACACCACTCTGAGAGCACAGAACGTCATTATTAAGGCTACGCACAAGACGGTTGAGATGTCTAATCTCTTCCTTCAGCTTATTACAATGCTGATACTTGCGCGCGAGCGAACAGCGCAACGTTTTATTATCCTTTTTGAGGTATTCAATCTCCTCATAAAGGCCCGTAACGTCAAACGAAGGAATACGCTTCAACGGCGCATCCCAATCGAAGTCTTCTCCGTCTACAACGGATGGCACTTTCTCGCCAATTGTACTAAGTCTTGTTAAACTAGTAAGGTCCATTTAATAAATCCCCATCCGCGCTGGCCTCACAGCACGTCGGTTAATTCCTGTTTCTGGCCGACCACACCTCCCGTGAATACGGGTGCTACACGAGGGCAGCATCTACATCATAGTTTTCCTAACCCGGACTAAAGCACGGAATTCTCATATCCTGGTTGGTAACTACCTATGACGGGATTCTTCAACTTAATGTCCATGTACCTACGGACAGCTGCCACTATTTAAAGCCCTGGCAGCGGGGCTAATGTGAGTGCCTAAGCACTCTTCTCCAAACCGAACTTGGAACGGTACCAGTCGAGACGCTCGTCGTACGACGGCAAATCCTCAACATAACCCATGAGACCAACCTCACGGGCTACGTCCATCAACTGGGCCCGCCTTTCCTCATAAACACTGCGTCCGAACTCAAAATACTTGAGTGCGGCGTTCGAGATCGCTTCTGCCGATGACTGCTCCATAGAGAGCACATCACTCTTCATATGAGAGTGCAACATCTTAGCAATCGATCCATCCTCGCATGGGCAACGGTAGAGCTTAAGCTCATCGTCCCAGACAGCGAAGTGCTTGAGGAAACTCGCCTCCGACAAATGAATGTACGGAACCGATTCAGCATCCTTATCGGCCATGGTGTACTTAATACCCATGGACTCGAAAACAGACGCAATGCGAGTGTGGTTAACACCCGCAAATCCCTTCTTAACAGTCATGATATTATCATCACCATAAGTCATCAAAGACACCACCTCACGAAAAGGTGGAATCTTCCACCAACCGTCCTCTTTTGCGATAGTATAATACGCATATCGCATATAAAGAGAATTCACCAACGAATTGATGATAACGGTCAAAGGATGACCAGAAGGGTTGGAACCAAAGAATTGCACCAAGGTTCCAAAGTAATCGTACGTAGGGTAAGTAATCTCCGTGGCAATGCCACGCATGATCTCCAGATCGCGAGCAGAGTAATTTCCACTCTTCTCAGCAACCTGGATCAACAACTTGAAAGCCGCAAGCATGAAGCGTGCAGACATCCGAGCGTCGAACTTGGCATAATCTCCAGCGATTCCTCGCTCCCATCCGTACTTGCCAATGTGCTCATAAATGTCAGTCCACTCAGGGGACTGCTGAACAACACCGACAGCACACTCGAACAACTTCTGATTACGTTGCACGAGGGCAGCCAAAGACAAAAAATACTTGCGCACCAAAGAATCATGGCGAAGTTGCAAGCAGCGAATACACGCACCTTGTCCTTGGTCATCTTTGTGGGCTCATCCTTCAACGAGCCCTTGAAAACTGCGTTGATCCGCTCTCCACGGGCCAACTTGTTCTCAAGTCCCGCGACCTCATCCCAAAGCTCTTGGGGTGCATCACGGACACAAGAAATTCCCTCAACAACACGATCCGACTCAACAACAATGTTGGTCTTAGGACCCTTGTGAGGAAATCCACGAGAAGAAGCGAAATTAACCGCATTAACACCAAGCACTCCATCCAAACCGGATAGATTAGCATCATCAGAAATGACGCAAACCTGGCGCAACTCCTTCTCTCCAAGTCCAGCCAACACAGTGGTTGAATAATCAACATACGCCTTATCCAAGCGCTCCTGATCAACCAAATACACTGTGTCAACCTTACCAGCAATGTCCACCTCCTTATGGCGGACATCCGACATGCCTTTCGGCTTGTCATGCATCTTCTCAATACCCATAATGGACGTAACTGCGCTCGAAATAAGCGAAGTCACAACCTTACTCTTGGGTGTGGAAGAAGGCTGGTTGTGTCCTCCAATAACCTTAATCTTGCTTCCAAGATCAAGGTTGCGAGTGACACACTTCTCATTCGGGGCCCGCAAAGGTCCCACATCGACGTCCTGAATCTTAGTATCAAAGGGCGTCGAAGAATGAGAATACAAAACGGAGGGTCTGGCCAACAATTTCTTCTTAGCTGCAGCGTAAGCGGCAGTCGTAAGAATACCAGCTCCTCCACGGCGGTCACGACCCGCCAAATGAAAACCAACAACGTGTTGCCTCTTACCGAGGCCAATGAGCGTGCCCATGCACAACCCACTGAAAGTGTTAACAGGGAATGAATAATTCAATCCCTTGAAAAACCCACCCCTGGTCGTAATAACACGACCGTAAGTAGCGAGAAAAGTATCACTCACTTTAACATTGGTTCCATCGTGGTACACCATCTTGCATTCCACGTTCTTGTCATTCTCCACCTCATCCAAGGGGAGAAAGCCGGTAAGATCCTTCTGATCTCCCAGCTCCGGAAGGTAAAAGAGACTCAAGTCTCCAACTACCTTAACCGTTGACGCAGGATCCAATAAAATGTTGGCAAAATTTCCTGTCGGACGACGAACAACTGCCTTCATAGGACTGCTTGGAACTACATGTGTGGGTATCAGCCACACATTGCTCTCCAGCGGCACTATATTGCAGTACTCGCCGTCCTCCTTCTCAATTACACACTGACGCTTCTTGATAACATCAATCATACGCTCAGCGGTAGTAGTGGACGCGGCATAGCCGCGATCAAGATCAAACTTGTTACGACCCTCGCGAATCAAACGACCAACATCACCCCAAAACGGGGTCTGGTCCTTCTGATACGAGGATTCGTTACGAACAAAACCTTGATTCGTTCCATCATTCTCGCCACTCTGCTTAACACGCAGAGTTGCAAAATACATGGATGCTGCGGAACGCAAAATGCGCCACAACCACAATCCACCAAAAGCAAAGAGAATCTTCTTCTTGGTCTCCCAAGACAATTCTCCAAACCACACGGATGGGCGCGGACACGTAGTCCAACGCTCAATCATTTCTCTGCGCATGTGCGTAACTTTCCAATAAACGAAAGCACAATAAACACACAGCGCAAAAACCATGATGCACGCTCCATAGCGTGCTCCATGCAACTCATTTACAATTGCCATTACAAACACAGTAATGAGTTGAGCAACATGCTTCTTCATCAATTCGAAAATTGTAGCACGATAGCTAAAGCCAACCAGAATCAATCCTGACTGGCTCATGAAGAATTCACGCAACCACATGTCAATGCGACTGCAAACACGTTCCTAAAGTGCCAGGTACCAATCACGTACCTGCGCCACGCCAGGCAATCCTGCTTGCGAGTCCAAAGACTCGCACTCACAGAACTGCATAGGCATTTGGCAACTTGGACAGATATCGAACTCATCGTTCGAACGCTGCCCACTGACGAAAGCCTTCTGGCCTTCGAAATGATCCAACGCTTTGACACGCAAAAACTCAAGCAGCTCCTTAATGTTGAGCCACTTGTCCTCAGCGAAGAAATACTTCTTCACAAAGGATTGCCTGAGCTTCTTGTCCATCTTAGTGGAACCTCCCTTATTCTCGGGAATCCACTTGTAGACACGATAAAGACCGTAATCGGGAAACATATCACTCCCGAACTTACGAATCTTCTGCTTGTCCAATCGCTCAGAATCATCCTCCCGGTACTCGGGACGGACGATCTGCTCGATATGAACATCAAAACGACGGAAAATTGCCTCGGGCTCGTTAACCCACAATGAGGCATCCAAATCGTCAACATTAGTAGTTGCTGTAACAACACGAGGGTCAAGCATAATCTGGCCCTTCTTCTCAGCCTCTGCTACAGTAGCAGGCATAGGCTGATTGTTATTCAGCAAAATAATCTTTTCAATCGGACACTCAGTAGCCTTTTCAGACTTAACCTGAGCAATATCATCAATACGAATAATCGTATGATGCGTTGCAATACCGGACATGAACTTATCCTGCTCATTCATAGAAAAGCAGTTGTCAGGGTGGTTATCATAACCACCAACTCCGGCAATATAACGGCCTACACCACTGGCGATGCAGGTCTTACCAACACTGGAACCACCAGTGAACAAAACACAGAAGGGGGCCTCACGAAGAGTACCCTTCTTCTGCTTGCAACGTCCGACTGCGATCTTACGAAGATTCAAAAGACGGGAGCTAAAATAAACACGCTCACCGTCCTTGCAAGTCTTTATCTCAGTCAAACAATGGTTAATGCAGTTGTCTAGCTCGCGATCAAACGACGCGAAATCCAGACTGCCGGTGCGACCGACATCAATCAATGGCCATTCCGAAACAATTCGAGTGTACATATCCTCGAAAGCATTCTTCGGAACATCATCCCAGAAAACTGAGATGTCACCTTTCTCAACAAAACGAGCAAAACGCTCAAAGATCTTCTTGCTGAGATTCCACAACTCTGAAACAACTTCTGCCAGAGTGACGGTTCGGTGCAATGGTTGGGTCTTAAACACGCAAACTCCCATAAATGAGAGCTCAACGCGCTTGATCCAGCCAATGGCCACAAACAGACTCAAAATAACATTAATCTTCTTCAAGATCTCTGAGTCTGCAATCCGAGGCAAATTCTCCTCAAGGGTTGTCTTCAATGAAGACATAGCCTCCCAAGGAATGGATGGAACTCGGAACTCCTCCATAACGTCACGGAAGAAAAACCAAATCTGTCCAAGGTAATCAAAAACCTCGTCAGACATGTCGTAGGCAAGATTGATAAAATCTTTCTTGCCAACCTGAGAATAAAGCGGTTGCTTCTTGTTCTCAGTACAACGCTTGTTTTCTTCCTTTTGCTGCTCAATCTGCTGCTGTGCAATAGCACGCTTCTTGGCAGCGTTTCTCTTGTTCTTCTGCTTCTTCGCCCACTTACTCTGGGCGTACTTGTCCCCTCCTTGGGGATCAAGCAACTGGCTAACAACAAAGTCATACCAGTAAGTAAACAGATTCAACACAACTGGGAGAGAATAGCACTGAAGCGCAAACTTAAAATGCGCCCACTGCAATCCTCCTCCAGTCAAACTGAAAAACAAGATCCAAAACTTGGAAGGCAACTTCCAAGTCAATTCAACCCTAAATGGTGTAAAGGGTTGAACAAAAAAGTGGATGACCATAATCCACATAACTACCTCAACAAGAGGTAACTCCCAACTAAATGGGATCAAGCCTGTTGTGTTGCTATTGTCATTGTTTCCGCAAATAAAAGAACTATTCATATTTGTAGGGAACAGGCAACATATTCGTTAAATGAATTCTAAATATTACTTCAAGCAACAAACTCGATAGAGAAACAACAATTCTCTCAATTTACATCCTTAGATCCAAAAATGACGGGCAAGGCAACATACCCTATACATGCGGTAACATGTACTGAAACGGAAATGTGATGTAAATATATTGACTCATACTTCTGTACGTCGAATTAATGTGCGCCAAATCGACCGATTCGTCTAATTATACTTTCTCTTTCTACTAGCTCCACGTTCTTATTAGGTCACTAGGTTAAAACGAAATTACTAATATAACTAGGGGGATTCGATTATAGGAAACACAAAATATGATCCACCCGAAGGTGAAAATCTAATTTCAAAATCTAATTTGAAGAATTCATAAAATTTAAGGCTCTCAGCTGATTACAACGACACGAATGAAAACATCGCTATAACTCTAATACTGAGCACCAAATTGGCTCGCACTGTTTACGGTGTGCTGCCGCATACAAAATACAATAATAAACTTAACTAAACTTCCGAATGAAAAGTCTATGCATATGTATGATAACTAATGGTAGGCAATTTATGAAGTTTGGAATAAACAATCAAACGATATAAAATACAACTAATGAGGTTCGTAAAGAAACTCACTAGGTGTTCGTCTCTATTACTAACGTCACAAGGGGTTCAATGAAACCCAAGTGATGTTATGTAAATCTTTGAGTAACACGAACGCAAATGCATAATATAAAATTCGCGTGAATGCGTGAAAACGCCGGAAAGGGGCCTAATCCTTTC